CCTATCAAAGTGTACATATTGCTTTCAAAATCTGAAATGATATTGGCAGCCGTTGCGCTTCCTTGAATACCTTGACCGATTCTAACAGTAAATGTTTTGTAGCTTTCAAAGTGAAGTTTTTTCCAATCTCCTACAATGAAAGTTCCAGCAGGAACACTCACACCGTCCGCAACTTCAACAATTCTAACTCCTGATATTGTTGTGCCGTCGGGCATAACAAAAGGAGGGAATACATATTGATTTGTTGTGTCTTTAGTAGCCCCCATTGCGTAAACATCACTTGAAGCAACCAGTACTGCATTAGGAATATACTTCCCTTTAGAAGCAATTTTAACAGCGTAGATAGCCGCTCTAATTGCATCGTAGTTAGTCGGTGATGTCGTTGTGTCTGCTAATGTACCAGCGACGAAAGCAGGAGCGAAAGCGGAAACAACTGTAAAGATATCGCCTTGAATACCGATTGCGTGTTGGTAAGCTAATTCATTACGAATTGCAGACATGATAAAAGGAATATCATCTAAAGCCTCCTCTGAAATCTTAGTTCTTCCAGCCATTTTACGAGCTTGAGAATAACGGATAACATAAGAAATAGAAATTAACGGTTTTAAAACTCCTTCAGCAGTAATTGCCATTGTACCTTCTGTTGGTGACTTATCAACATATTGAATACTTGCTTTACTTGTGCTTCCTTTAGAAAGAAATTGTAAAATGTACTCTTGCGCTCTTACGTCTTCAGCATAAGAATTAATGTCTTGAGCCACATAACTAACAGGAATTGCAGTTGAAGCCGTAACAGCTCCAGTACCCATATTGATAGGTGATTTAATAGTTAATTCAACTTCAAATCCATTTTTGCCAGATTCAGAAGATTTTTGTTTGATAGAAGGCAATAAAGTTTTTAAACCTTCCTCAATCGCTTTCATTAAATCAAAATTACCGTTTCCGCTAATTGCAGATGGGTTTTCTTTAATGATGCGCAAGTCTTCTTTAAACTCGTCTAATTGCTCTTTAGTGATTCCTAAAGATGCTTTCATCGTATCAATTTGAGACGATATTTCAGTTTTCTGTGCTTCGGTAAGCTCAGATTTTAAAGTCTCATTTCCTGCCTTAATTGCCTTTGCAAGCAAATCGGCTTCGTGAGCTCTTTTTTCAGTAGCGTAAGTATCTCTTTCCGCTGCCGACATAGCCTCTAATTGGGCATCAGTTTTGTAAACAAACATAGTTTTTCGTGTGTTTAATTAATAAATGTTTTTTTTCTAGGCTGAGTGCTCAAAGGCTGCTCTTTTTTATTCTCAAGTGATTTCTCTGCTTGTTTATCGAATTTTGACATTAATACTTTAACATCAATCATTTCAGTATATACTTTTAAACTTCCTGAAACAGAATCTGTAATTACATTTTTAAAATCCATGTCATGCTCTTGTAGTAACAAATCATAATTATTGTCATTCATTGCTTTTTTCCAAATACTAGGAAAATGCACGTCTTTATGACTATCTAATATATTACTAGGAGATACAGCAACCTTAACTTTTATTGTATTTTCGTCAATAATTTCCATTGACAAAACAGGAGTAAGAAAATTAGACCCTTTTACTACTGCTGATGCTTCAATATTCTTTGCCTCGATAATTGCCCAAAAATACTCTCCTACATCATCCTTATTTAAAATCTGGTCATAGTACTTATCAAAGTTCTCTTTGTTTTGAGAGTATTCAGTTTCTTTACTATCATAACAGAAATATAGCTTTAAATACCTCATCCCAACTGAATGATTTAAAACCCATCCGTTAAGATAGTTTTTAAACATTTCCTCGTTACGTTCTTTTTTTATAATAGCTTCATAAACTAAAACCTCTAATTTTTGAATATTAGAATTAAAAGCTTTAGAAACTGAATCAAACATAACATTTGAAAAATCAGATTTTTGTATCTCTGATTTCTTTTTGCAAATTGCAAGGTCTTTATCGGCTAAAATTTCCTGTAATGTCATTTTGTAACTGTTTTATCAATTTCTTTTAAACGTTTTTCTAATACTCGTTTTACAATTGGATTACTAGTTTCCTGTATTTGTCTGACTATTCCCGCTTTGGTTTGTTCTTGTTGCTGTTTCATAATTCAATTCCGTAAAATTAGTATCCATCATTGTATTAATTTCATCCTGCTTAACTCCTGCTTTCATCAAATTAAGTAACGTTTCAGATTTTACCTTTTCGGTTTCGGCTCGTTCTTTTGCGAAAACCTGCATAAATGGTAAATGTTCCCAGTCAATAATTATTTCCTTACCTTCTAAATCATAACCAAAGAAAGAAGCAAAACCCTCAAAGAATAATTTACCTTTTGGAGCTAAACAATAGCTTACAAAAGCTCCTCTTGCTTTTTCTTGATTCTCATACGTCCCTGAATTAAAAACCTCTAAAACGTCTTTAGGAATCCCGTACATTGTGCCAATAAAAAAATATTGATTCAATTGTATTTCGTCTAACTTTAGATTTGCTAAATTATCAACAAACCTTTTGATATCAATCATTGATTTAACAGCATGAACAGATTTACGCCCGTTCATTTTTGTTTCAATGTCTTGCTTTTCGGTTTCTCCCATTGGTAATTGCGTAACGTTTTCTGGGTCTGCTTGCCCAGCTACCATAAACTTACCACTGTAACGAATGTTTATGTTTAAAGCATCCATTGCGCATTCTGAATTAGATATTACCTTAAACAAAGCGTCTATTCTACTTGCGCCTCTAAACCAATTGCCAGTACCGTTGGTTAAGTCTGGAGTGTGAATTATTTTACCCCATTGAAATTTAGTTTCAGTACCGTCGCAATATTTATAATTAACTAAAAACTCTCTAATCTTTTTTCGCAATCCTTTAGACAAAATTATTTTATCTTGATATGTTTTCATTTCAGTAGGGAACTCAATTTTATTGTTTTCTAAAACATAAAGTAAATTATCTTCATTTATAATTTTAGAATCGCAATAAGCATAAGTATTACCAACCATATTCCAAAACATCATGTCCCAAAGAAACTGCGATTCTTTTTGAAATGGATTTGGCTTTTTAATCATGTCTAAGAACGGATCTGTTCCAACATCTTTACCATCTTTATAAACATAAACCTTACCTAAACTAAATAAATCGCATTGTAAAGCAAATACTTTAAGAACAGCAGGATTAGAAAAGATTGCCTCTAGTTTTTGTACATCATTTGAATAATCATTATACTTTGTTTTTCCGTCAAGTTCTCTGTTAACGAATGTAATTAAATCGTCAAGATACCCTAATCCAAAAATATTACGTAACCATCCCATTTAAAATAAAAGCAAAAAAGCACTATCCGCTATGATGCAGTTAGTGCCTTGATTAATAACTTCACTTTGATATCGCATCAATATGATTGTTTTGTTTTAGCAAATATATAAAAAGTTTTTCAATAAATTATACTTTTTTAATTACGCCTAATTTCTGTAACCAAAGAGCAATATATCTAACAGGATCTATCAAGTGATTATCACAATCCTCTGCCTCATCTTGAACAACTCCAAATTTATCAACTACTCTAGAATAGTTTTCTTGTTCATACGCTATGTTTTCACTGCAATCGGTATAAAACACCTCTAAGTTATCCAATAAATCAATACCGTCTAAAATACTCCCTGCGGGTTTTAATGCTGCAACTGCTAATTCCCAACCCGCTTTTCTTAAAGCCGATATTTTTAATGGTCTGTTATTGTCGCAAAATATATGGTCTTTTGTAGAAATTCCTAATTTAGTAAACAGCCATGTTACAAAACCTTCATCTTTGCCTTTTATGTTTTCTCGTTCTAAAGGAGTTAATTTATTTTCCCATTTGTTTTCGCTGTCATAATTAAGTTCGTGTAGAAATAGTTTTCCGTCGTAATATTTAGCCTCTACTATTCCGAATGCATCAACCTTACCCCAATCGACGCCAATATAAGTTTTTACATTTAATTTTCTATACTCCGACAACGGTATAGATCCCCAATGAAATATCCTGTTCGGTCGTTCCGCTTTCTTTCCAAGTCCGTAAATATCCCATTTAGTAATATTTGCGCTTCTTTGGTTTTCGTTAAGCAAACAACGATACAATTCTTTTAAAACTACATCGTCAAACTGTAATTCGTTTTTATCGAAATTATAATCAATTACTTCATGTTCTTTAATTAGCTTATTTTCAACTGCAAAACTTCTTTTAATCGGTTGGTACGAAAGTATCTTTATCCGTTGCTCTGGAGGGCAGAAAGGGTTGTCTTGAAAAGTTGAATGAATAACTATTGCGTTTTCTTGTTT